ACAAGCATCATAAGACAACATCTGAATACTGGTGGGTCAAGTGCATCATGTACCCAGTGCAATGCGACCACCGCATCGCCAAGGCTATCAAACTAACAAAAGTAAGAAAATGAAATATCCAATATATAATGTAAACGAATTTGTCGGAGGGCACTGCGAGTTCACCACTCCTTGTCCCTTCAACATCTATGGCAAGTACACCCAAGAAATCCTAATGGTAGGGTCTCTCGCTTGCCAACGCTGCGAGCACTTCAAGGGTATCAACAGAGAGGACTGCATAGTCTCCTGTGGTATCGAGTAATAACATTTTCAAAAAAACATCAATACAACTATGACACAGAAAAGAAAGAAAATTTCAATCATCCAGCGCATCATCGAGCGCATCCTTGGCAAGAAGTTCTATATCTCGGTGATAGCCCAGAAGGGAACTAGCCAGTACTTCGTCAACTCCACCATCTTCCGTTCCGAGGAGGAGGTCAAGGCGCACAAGCTGCATGTGGAGCGAGACTGCCCATCCCTCTCATACATCTGTTACTACAGCTTCCGCTCCCACAACGACTTCCGGCTTTCCGTTGGCAAGGCAGTCGATGCCGAGGAAGCTAAGAAACTAGCCAAGAAGGAGAAGTAGCTTATGGGAAAGTTAAGAAATCTCACAGGTCAGCGGTTTGGCAGACTGGTTGTCTGCCGCCGTGACATGATCCGAATAGGAGATACACATGGCGCATACTGGATATGCAAATGTGATTGCGGTGTAGGCTGCATAGTCAACTCGGGTTCTTTAGTCAGAGGTTCAACCAAGTCTTGTGGCTGCATCCGTTCCGAGAGAGGAAGGGAAACCATCAAGATATATGGCAACCGCCTGGGCAGAAAGCCCAAGAAATCCACCGCCAAAAGTTAACGGATATAAACATCATTCACCAAAAACATAGTATCTTTGCAACATGAAGTTCAAATATTTATCAGACAAAATCAGAGCCATCAAGTCGCTCTGGTTTCGCAACTACTACGTGGTGCTGGATGGCAGAGCCAATTCCGTCACCCTCTCCAAGTCCCTCTACGACCACATCATGCGCATCGACCGCACCAACCCCGAGATATTCGTGTTCGAGTGCAGCGACACCGCCCAGTATGCCTTCTGCGTCCGAGAGGACTTCCCTCAGCTTCGGGATGCCAACACCACCTTCTGCCCCCTCCAGTACAACGAGGAGCACCACAAGATAGGATTCCGCTCAGAGCAGCCGTCCGTCACAGCCATCTGCGACCGCTATAATCTCCCACTCAACCGAATGGTTCGCCTCTCCATCCTTCCCAAGAAGTCATACAATGGCGCAACCTACTACGAGATTCAGCGTCCAAAGTCATAACATCAAAACAACACATTTATATGATACAAGAAGTAAAATTCCAAGGCCTCTCCCACTCACCATCCGACTACGAAGCTCAGGATGGTGAGCTGGCTACATGCCTCAATCTCATCAATGAGGATGGAGCACTCCACCCCATCCCCACACCTGTCATAGCCGAGGAGAACATCACCATCCCCGATGGCGCAACCATCGAGTTAGTCCACAAGGTCACACATGACCAATCCATCCACTCCCACTACATCGTCCGCCAGTCCGATGATACGTGGTATTGGCTAGAGCGAGAAGGCGATGGCACACCCCACCCGATAGACCTCAGCGGTTTCCACGTCAATGCCGTCACAGCCGTAGGCAACATTCTCTGTTTCGTTGGCGACAACAGCACCATGTATGCCTATTGGAATGCCAACGATTACATACCCTTCGACCTCACTGCATTCTCATATAGTGCCACCATCACCGACAAGAAGGACGAGCAGGTCAGCGTGTCAGCCAATCTCACCGATGATTGGGACGATGCCTTCGAGCAAAACTCACGGTTCAACAACAATGTAGATGTCTCCTACAATGGAGCAAACATCATCTTCACTGCCCTCGATGCCCTCGTCAACCAGCAGTTGCAGTCCAAGGGCAAGGAATACTTCAAGTACACCTCCTTTGGTGTCCTTGCAGTCCTCCTCTACGATGGCACAACCTACACCAATGTCTCCACACCCTTCCTCCTAACCCCACGCACATCGTTCAATAAGTTCATCTGGTATCAGGAGAACAAAGCTTGTGGCACAGCTACCAGCGTCCACACCCATACCGTCAACGTCCAGATGAACATTCCGAAGGGGCTTGAAGACCTCATCCTTGGGGTAGATGTCTATCTCACCCCTCCACAGTCCTTCATAGACACCGAGAAGCGCACCCGAGGCATATCCCGATACCAGTGCTCTCTTTGGAACGACAAGATGGCATCAGGAGTTAATTGCGACATCTTCTCCATGATGTCAGCCGAAAAGGTCAGAGAAACCTTCGACAACTCCTCCTTCTATCTCAGCGTCAGCATACCTCGTGAAAAGTTCGGCACGGAAGTGCAGCTTCAGCGCATCTTGCAGACCGAGCAGACCCTTTCCCTTGCCGACCTCAAACGCTCCTCCTTCGGTGGTCAGTGTACCATCACCTACAACAATCGCTTGCACATCGCCAACATCAAGCAGTCCACATACAATGCCTTCGATACCAATGTTCTCAGCAACCGCAAGCGCATCGAGCATACTACGTCCTCAACGTTCAGTTCAAAGCCCAATGTCAGTGCCGATAGCCTCTGCATGAATGGATATTTCGACATACCAGTCGATACCCTCACCACCGATTACGTCTGCGATACCGTCTTCCGTGTCAGCATCAGCGAGAACAGCATCAAGCGAGATGTCTATTACAAGGGCAAGTTGCAATACCCTATCTCCCCTATCTTGGCATACCCTAGCATTCTAGCCACCCAGATGCAGATATACTTCTATCTACCTCGCTACGACAAGTATTTCACAAAGACCGTCAGTCTTCGTCCGTCCGAAACCTTCGGCATGTCCTACTATCTCAATGTCAATGGCTCACGTCATACAGATACAGCCGTTGACCGCCAGTCCTCCAATTCCTTGGACAATATGGGCTTCGGTGGAAGAACCGACACTGCTACTGATGATAAGTCCGAGCTATCCGATTACATGTACCGATTCCACGATGATGATGGCCTCCCCACCTTCATCCAGAAGAACCGTTACAAACTCCTTCGCAAGGAGACCTCAGGCGGTTCGTTTGGAGGCACCGCCACCACCTCCTATCAGTACTATTGGGACAGCACACCGATAGACACAGGCGAACTCACCGAGATTACCAAGGCTCAGTACGATGAGGCTCTAGCCATGGTCTCCACGGATAGATATGTCTCCCACCACCCCAATGTGGTCAAGGTTAGCGAATCCGAGAATCCTCTGGTCTTCCCAGCGTCAGGCAGCGTACAAGTTGGCTCTTCCATCATCAATGCCCTAGCCGCCAACACCCAGCCTATCTCCGAGGGGCAGTTTGGCGAAGCTCCGCTCTATGCCTTCACAGATGAGGGTGTATGGATGCTCATGCTGTCTTCCGAAGGCACATACCAATCTCGCCAGCCAGTCAGCCGAGAGATATGCAGCAACCCCAAGGGCATTATGCAGATTGATAATGCCGTCCTCTTCCCTACAGAGCGAGGCATCATGCTCCAGCAGGGCAGCGAGTCCGTCTGCATCACCGATGCCCTCTACGACCACGCTCACCCATTCGACTTCACCCAGCTTTACAAAGCCGACTATGCCAAGAAAGTCCTAGCCGTCAATGGCACACCCGAGGCAGAGGTGCAGTACATACCATTCATAGCATATTTGCCTAATGCAGATATGATTTATGATTACTACGACAACCGCATCATCCTCTTCAATCCCGAATACCCATACGCATACGTCTATTCCCTGAAGAGCAAGATGTGGGGCACGATGGCAAGCAATATCAAGAAGAGAGTCAACATCTATCCCGATGCCTATGCCGTCAACCAAGATGGCAAGATAGTCAATCTATACGTCAAGCAGCCTTCCGTAGATGTGCCATACTTCCTTTGCAGCCGCCCTGTAGCCCTCAGCGGCAACGAGGTTCACAAGACCATGTTCACCTGCATAGCCCGAGGATATTTCCATGTAGGCTTGGGCAAATGCGGAATAGTGCTATATGGCAGCAACGACCTCTTCCATTGGTTCGCCATCCGCACCTCTGTCAATCGCCGCCTTGGCGGTATGGCTGGTTCACCTTATAAATATTTCCGCATCGCCCTCATTGGCAACCTCAGTCCAGACGAATCCATCAGCGGCTTTGGTTGCGAGTTCCAAGAGCGATGGCAAAACAAACTCAGATAACATCACATATCATGGCAGAATATACGTTATTAGATTTCGATTTACAGAAAGTCAAAGATGGCGCAACCATCGGCTATCAGAAAGATGGCAGCATGAATATCGCAGTCGAGGTAGGCTTCTACGACAGAGGCTCCAATATGTTCACAGGCTATGTCGTTTTCTCTGATAAGACAAAATTATATTTCTATGATGAAGGCAGTTTGTATAATGATGATATATATGTAGCTCAATTAAAAATCATCGACACCACCATCACAAAGACTACTGGCACAAAGATAGCCCGAGTAACCGATTCCAATGGAACAGCCAATGCCCGACCTATCAGCCGTACCTCAGTAGCAAGCGAGACTTCCGAGCAAGACTCAGAAGAGACAGAGGAGATTTTCTCCATCGCCACCCTACAGCCCCGAGAGGAGATAGCCATGCAGTGCTTGCAGTCAATGCTCACCAATTACGACACCCCCTTGAGCATCGACAACACCAAGATAAAGCAACTAGTGTCAAAGTCCTTCCTCTTCGCCCAGGAGTTCATCAATCAAGCCGTCCTCTACCGAGAAAAGGAGACCACATCAGCCACGGTGGAGAGCACAAAGTATGCGTCAGTCGATTCCGACTCGCTCAGCAGCGACACCGACAAGCTGTTATACAATATCTCCACCGCCCTCACAAACTGGATGGTACAAAACAAGAATCAGTTTGCCGACCAGCAGAAGAACGGTCTCAAAGTCAGCACCACCGACATCAACGTCAAGACCACCTTCCCAGACACCATCAATGCCAATATCAGCGGCAGCGTGAAGGCAGAGGTCAGCGGAACGGTCAAGACACAACAAGATACTACCTCTTCAGCGGAATAGGTAGAGTTAGCGAAAATTTTCTTACAAAAAGGGTAGCCGTCCGTGATGGATAGCTACCCTTAATTCTTATTCTATAATTATTACCTAAAACAACCTCGGCACAATCCTGCATCGTCTGGCAGAGCGATTGCTGGCATTCTTTATCTTCTGCTTTTTGTCCTCAGCCAATGCCCAGAATCTGTCAGCAGCCTCGGGCAGCACAATCATCATCCATTCATACAAGCACTGGTTCACGATATAGTCATGCACATAAGTAGTCATGCTATGCACGCTAGTCTTCGAGAAACCTTCGGGCATCCTCATCGCCAAGTAGTAGGCATCCTCCTCGTTCGTAGCCGAACCGATGCACTCCTCCCACTCGTTCGAGTCGAATCCACCGCCCATCATTTCCAACTTCGTGAATCTGAAAAGCATTTCTCGGCAGTCCTCAACCGCAGAATCCAATATTCTAGCCAGCTTATCCCTGTTCCCATCCTCCCCGATGTCGAAGGCATTCTTTAGTTGTTGTTGCGAAATATCACCACCGATGTAAGAATCGGCAAAGATATAAGCCGTGTTCTTGATGTCAAACACCAGTTCACTCTTCGTCAACTCCAGCATCACCTTAAAGCCCTTGTTACATGTTCTCATACCTTGAATCTCCTATCTAGTTGGTCTCTTCCTTGCATACACCAAGTTTCCCATCTCCTGAAGCTGTTCCGTAGCCTTGGCGGCATATTGTTCCGCCATATCCTTGTAGGAGACAGCGCACCAGTCTGCCAGCACCTTGTCGGTTACATACAGCTTCAAGCATTCATCAAGCGCACCCTTCAACTTCTCGTTCCAGTTGTCCGTCATGCCAAGACCGATGCCAACACTCCCCTCCTCGTCCCCGAGTTCGTTCACCTTGCCCACGTTGCGCTGCAAGGCAAACACCAAGTTCTTGATGGCATCAGCCCAGAATCCCTCCAACATCGCCTTGTCAGCATCCGTCACAAACACTTGGTCAAACAAGTTCTTGCCGTTGGCATCCACATTCTTTGCCCCGAGGTAGGCAGTAGCCTTCGCCACCTCCTCATACACGCTATCCTTGCTTATTGTGAAAACTAAGTTTTGCATTCTTTATCCATTTATAGAGTTTATATCCCAGCCATACCAGCACCATGCAGAGCGCACCCATCGACCAGATGGCATATTTCAGTTCAAACTGCTCCCACTTCGATAGCTCCTTCTCCACAGGATAAGGCACAGGTATCGAATCCCTCTTGATGAGGGAATCCGTCTTGTTTCTGTACACCTCCTTCAAGATGGTCTCCCGATGCCATCTGTCCAGAAAAATAGTATCACCTTTTTGCGAAGTAGAGACAGAATCCCGAATATAGATACTATCCCTCTTATGCAGCGTGTCATGTTTCACGCTTTCCCGATACACCACCTTCTCCAAAGGCACATACTTGGTACTCCTGCATCCCGAGAAAACAGAAACCGCCAGCAACCCGACGATTACCAGCAGCATCAGCCTTCCCCACATTCTTTCATCATACAATCTCATAACCAAACACTAGACATTAAACACTTTCTTCGCCCTAGTCAGATACTTCCGTCTCGACTCCAGCCCATTCGTACCACCGTTGATAGTCTTCGTGATTGCCGTGAAACTATCACTATCAGCAAGCTCGTTCAGCCCATGCTTGTACCACCACCACATCGCACTCTTCACAGCCCCAAGCGGCTGCTCCAGCAGTTGTGGACTCCCCATGATGTCACCCTTGCAGTAGCCGCTGTTCTGGTAAGCCTGATAGTTGGCACGACCTGTAATCTGAATCAGTCCCCTGCCACGATACTTGTAGCCATCGCCCTCCTTCACGTTGCCAAGCATCTGTTTCAGCTTGCCGTGGTCATACATCGCAAAGTAGTTCTTGTTGCCAATCTCCTTGGTGCATCTCAGCTCGCTGCTCTCATGCGCTATCTGAGCCAAGAAGTGAGCCATCCTCTTGGGAGTGTCTATCTTAAACAACTCGCTATAACCATTGATATATGCCAAGTACTTATCCACGTACTTGGCACTGTTCGGCATAATCTGTAAAATCTGTTCCTTAGTTACTTTCATTGTTCTCTGTCTTTTTATATTCTTGATATTTCTTGAAGAGCGGGATTTTATCCACGAATCCGAAGCTCAACACATAATGCAAAAAGTCCACCAACTGATACCAAGGAGTTCCAGGCACCAATATCTTGCGCCAGTTCTTTAGTATGTTGGTGGTAAAGAGATACATTGCCGCTATGCAGATATAGCGCACGCAGAACACAGCCTGCTCGTCCGAGTGAAGGAAGTGACCAGCCACAAACAGCGCAGCCACGGTCACAAAGAATATGCAGCAACACACGAAGAACATACCAGCCTTCTTCCAAGACCATTCCTCATGCTCAAACCTTGCCGCTACCAAGCCGAACACAAAGTTCAGCGAAAACAGTACTACCATGCTTATCATGAAGTCCTTGATGGGGGTGAGCAATGTCAGGAATCCCCATACCGTACCAATTATAAAAACCTTAATATCACTCATATATCTCTTTTTTCTGCAAAGATATAGAGAGATATTAAGATTGCCACTTTATCCGTTAATGTAGTCCCATATCTTGCTCTTAGGGTGAGGTGCATCTGGGTCTTGCAGATATTCGATAGCCATACAAATCACCATCTCCTTCACCTCCGAGGCATTCTTGGCATACTTCTCGAAGAATCGGTTGTTGTCGCTCCTCAGCATGTTCATCGTTACCGCCAAGTCGTGGATGGTGTAGTCCGAAATATCGTCCTTGTTCAGGTCGAACACCTCCTTCACCTCCGTCTCCGTGAAGAAAGGAGCATGATGTTTCTCCCCGTCCTCGTCCTCGTAATACATCTTGCCGATGGCATCCTCAGCAAAGTGACGGTCAAAGTGTCCCTCGCTTACCACACCGTAGATGTCCTTGTAAAGATGATGCAACTCTTCCTCTGTGCCATGCTTAGCCACAAACTTGCCGATAACCTTGGTTACCTCCAGCATCTGCTCAGGAGTAGTACCCTCCTGATACTTCTGAATCAATTCCACGAAACCCATACGCTTAACTTTTTTGTTTGACAAATTTAAATATCTCGTCCAGCTTGTTTTCCAAGTTGTCCAGTCTTTGGTTGGTTCTCTGTTGGTCTCGAAAAGAAGTGTCCAGTTCCGACAGCAACTTGCCGCACTCCTCCACGATTCTCTTGTGCTCCTCCACCTTGCCCAGCACCTCCTCGCTTGTAGCTTTCAGCGCATTCACCTCGTTGATAACACAGTCCTTGTTGGTGGTCAATAGCAGCGAGTTGGCATAAGCCGATTGCTCCGTATCTACCACGCTGTAGGTGTTCTGACCACCGTCCTTGGTTTGCACGGTAATGTTCACCTCCATCTTCCCAAATGTCGCTTGGTAGTTCGGTTGCACGTTCATCACCTTCGCTTGCTCGTATTTCAGCGAAGCTCGGTCAAATAAGTATATCGGATAGCCCGATTTCAGTTCCTTAAACATCATAACTATAAAGATTTAGAAAGTTTATGCGAGAGAGGCGATTACATCTCGCAATCACCTCCCTCTTAATGATTCAAACTATATCACTCCCGATTAAGTGGTAGTCGTTGTAGTCTTCAATGCAGCGATAATGGTTGCATTCTGTCTCTGCTGGCTCAACTCCAATCTTGCGTCATTGTAACGCTGCTGCAAGTCGCTCTGCCAGTGGCTGTTCAATACGTCAACGATACGTTGCGTGTTGTCTTGGTTCGCACGGATGATGTCGCACTTGTCTTGCTGCATCTGGAAACCAATGGAAGAGAAACCACGCTCCACGCTACGGTTGTTGAAGTCGAATCCACGCTGCATGGAGTTCTCTATGTCCTTCTGCCCCAACTGGTTCTCATAGCCCATCTTGATGATGTTCTGCTGAGTCTGGCAGCAACAGTCCTTCATCTGCTGTACGATGTTCATATCGCCAAGGTTCACAGCGTTGATTACTCGCTCGGCAGAGAAACCTACTTGGCCTCCCACCTGTTCGATGGCACTTCTCACGCTGCAAACAGCGTTCTGCAACTGGTTGAAGTCGCAGTTCAAGTTTGCGCCCAGCGTGTTCAGCGCATCATTGTTACCCTTGATGGCACTCATCAGCAAGTCGCTGTTGTGGTTGTCCGACATCTGGGTTCTCAAACTCTGAATCTGTCCCTGTATCTCGGCATCTTGGATAGCATTGCCACGGTTGCCAAAGCCGAAGCCATTGCCACCGAAGAGAGCCAAGAAGATAAGGTACATCCAAGGCGAGTTGTTCCAGTTGTTGTTACCGTTCATCAGCGCAGCCGACAATAAGCCGTCATTGTCTCGTCTGTTGAACATACTACCCATCATGCCGCCCATCATTGCCTCAGGGCAACAGCTAGATGTTCTGATTACTTCTTCTCCTGACATAATCTTTTCTTACCTTAAAGTTAAACATGTTAATTCACACCCATTTTTTTTGTAACCGATTACGTCAGCAAAGGTACAAATAAAAAGGTTGGGCAACATTATGTTACTCAACCTTAATATTCAATTCCCTAAAAGTCAGCATATTGCCGTGAGCAACATCATGTCAAAACGTTGCTCACCTTGCTCATTCATCGTCTTTCTTGTGCTTGATGCGTTTCATGCCACCTCTCTTCCAGATGCTGTTCTCGTTGCGTTTCGCAACCTTCCCCATCACATCGTTCTCGTAGAGGTCAGGTCTGTCCTCCCTACCTTGCGTCTCGGTAGCCACACCACCATTCGGCTTGCCACCTTGGTCGGCACTCACATTCCCATTGCCATACCATTTCTGTTCGCTCTTCTTGTCTGCTATCATAATTATAAATTATAAATTATTAATTATACATTAAGCCGAAAGCGGTGCTTGCTGTTCGCTAGGCTGCACCCCCTGTCCGCTCATCATCTGCTGCAACATCGCCTGAGCCTTCGGGTTGCTCTGTGATGCTTGGTTCACCTGTGCTTGCAGCTGAGGTGAGAAACCTTGTGGAGTTCGCCCTTGCTCGATGTCCTGCTGTTGGCTCGATATGCTTTGCAAGAGTTCATCGCCAAATGGGAAGTCGCCCACTTGCAGAAGCTGCTCCAACGTGATGGCTTGCGCTTGCCATAGCTGCATCAGGAAGTCGTTAGCCATCTGCCTGTACACTGGTGTAGCCGTACTTTCCGTGATATTGATGTCAAATTCTACATCACGAATCTTCTTCGGGTCATACTCCACGATTTGCCCAGCCCTGCCAACGATATTGAAGGTTCTTCTCGTGTCATAGTACTGCTGCATGTTCTTCACGTCCTTGTAAGCACCATCTATCACAAACTGGCTGAAAGTCTCCAAGATGTCCAGTAGCGACATCGTAGCATTCTGTGTCTGCTGGGCATACAGAGAACCGCTAGTGCCAGACACTCCAGGTTTGCCTTGCAGCGCACCGTTCACACCCGATATGTCCTCGAAGAACTTCAACTGATAATTAAGAAGGTCTCCGATACCGATGTTCACAGAGTTACTAGCCACCTGCTGAGGCACATTGCCCTGTGCGTTCGGCTTGTACCGTACCACACCATTGAATCTGCTCCACTCGTCAGCGAAATCATCCCAACTCATATCGTCAGGCAAACAGTCCTCTGGGCATAGCAAAACACCCTTCGCACTCGCCCTCATAATGAAGTCATACATCGTGATAAGACGGTTCACATATCGCTGTTGGTCTATCACGTCTTCCACGAAGCTGTGAATCTCCCCATCTATGAAAGGATAGAACTTGAACACATACGGATGCTCCCCATGGGCATAAGGAGTCTCGCCCTCCCTCAATATATCCCCGAAAGGCGAAAGATAGTAGAAGTACCAGTAATCATCCATGAACCACTCCGCCTTAATCATCGGAATGTCCTCCGCAGCCATGCCAGCAGCCATACCCCTTTGCAGTCGGTCTTGGTTCTCCACCTCCACGATGTCGTGATAGTCCTCGATGTCTATCTTGTAATCATCGCCATTGTTCCAGTCGTGGCAACGGTATCTCGGCTTGCTCTCCTTCCTCCATACCTCAATCACTCGGCACAGCGAAGGATTGCTCGGACACATGAAGTCCACCCTCCTAGGGTCAAACTCGCCAAAGGGTTGCAAGCTGTCACACACAAACTTTCGGTCGCTCGCATTGTGATAAATCTGCTTCAACCACCTAGCCTTCTGGGGAGTGTCGGCAAACTCCCTCAGCACGTTCCCGATGCTGATGTCATGCACCTCGCCCAAGCAGCTCACGTCCCATCCTCTGAAATCCCTCATGTTGTTGTCTATGAAGAAATTGTTTGGGTTCACATAGTCCGTCCAGCAGTCCAGCCTGTTCCGTCTCCATCCATATTTCTTCTTGTGGATGGCTGCACCGCTTATCATAAACTCCTCCATCGTTCGGGCCTCGATTTCCGTCTCCCTGTTCAGTTGTCGGTTGCATTGCAGCACGATGCTCATCGTCTCGCCATACTTCTGCTCGTCCTTGTCTCGGGCATTGCAGGTAGGCTCTTTGCTCTGTGAGCGATACACACCCAGCACATTCTTCACCAGTCTCCTGATGAGGTTGTTCTTCAATGGCTCGCTGCCTTGGTCACGGATATAGTCCTCCTCCCTCACAGTCCGTTTGCCAAGTCCGCCACAAGTCGGTACATCTATCTTGTCGCCCCATTGGTCTCCGTAGTTGTAACGCTTGTTTCTCAATCGCCTCTTACGGAAGTTCTCCATGTTGTCGTAATATCGCTGGGCCTCGAAGAGCACCGCATACGCACGCTCATAAGGCTGGTCGTAGCGTTTGAAGCTCTGCTTCACGGTATCTAGCTCCTCCCTGTCCACCACCTTGCTCAGCGACATCAGCTTTGCTTTTTCCTGTTTCTTTGCCATGATTCCTAAGTTTGAGAAGGTTCTACAATTCCAGCCAACTGATAAGCGGTTTCCTTATATCTAGCAGCCGTCTCCGTGTCTCCAAGGCTGATGCTAGTCAGGTAAGCAGCCATATACACGATGGCATCCTTTAGCGGTTCGCACAACGAGATTTTATCATCACTATCACCAATGCTAGGAGCAGCCACATACGATAGGTCGGCAGTGGCTTCCTTCTTGTTGCTGGTATATAGCTCTGCCACCAATACACCACCAATATGCACCAGAGCCACAATCGGTCTCTGAGGATTCCCCCTCACGTATGGGTTCTGCTGATACAGATAGCTATCATCCTTATCCGTGATGATAGGTCCCGACCGCTTCCAGTCGCTCACCTTCACCCTCACCAGTCTCAGCAAGTCGCTAGGCAGTGAGAGTTGACCAACATAAGCCCCACCGTCCTCCGTCCAGGCAACCGCCAGACTAGATACACTGATGGAATCCAGTTTGCTTGTAGGAGCAAGTTCCTCGATGGCTTTGGCTGCATCCACGATTACACCTCTGATAATCTCCCCTTGCGAGAGCGTATCAGTATCGTCAGGTATCATTTCCGCAGCCTCTTGGTTGCGGTCTAGTATCACCTTCACCTCTTTCACTAATTCAGATACAGCATATTCCTTCATACTTACTCCAGTCCTTCAATTACTACATTGTTCTCCTTGGCGATAGCCATGATTTCGTCCTTGGTCTTCATCTTCGAACGAGACACCCCGAAAGTATCGGCAAGATATTCCTTCACGTCTGCGATGTCCTCAAACTGCAATACCTTCTTGGTTTCCTCAGCCTTCTTAGCCTTGGCGGCAGCCTTCTTCTTTACCTCAGCCTCCAGTTTCTTCTCGTCCACTTCCTCGGCTAGCCAAAACTTCTCGTTAAACCAGTAGTGGCTTTCGATAGCCTTCTGCTCCTTGGTGTCCCTAGTAGAGTAAATGCTAGTGCCCCTGCTCTGAGCATCGAACACGATTCTTCTCAGACCGCCTTCCACCTTCACATTGAAGGCTAAGTCCGAATATCCTTGATATGTCTTATACATGATTCCTATACCTTATTATATATGTTACCAAAAAGAGGGATGGGGCTAGTCCGCCCACACCCCTCGTCTATTCTAATTTACGAAAGAAAGCCTTCCTTTAGGCAGCAGCGAGCTTCATGCGTGCATGTGCCTTTGGATATTTCAAGTAGAGGCAAGCCACCTCCTGAATCACGATGGCATCCGTGTTTCTAATACCAGCCTTCTTCAAGTCGAGCACGTTGCGAGTCCAAGAAAGATGTACTCTCTTCACCAAGAACTCTGGGTCGAGTGCAAAGGCGCAGTCGCTCATGCCCTGTAGGTCGAAGAACTCTGAGTGAATCATCAGAATCTCACCGAAGTCGGTCTCCCAACTCTTGAACTTCAAGTTGAACACCTCCACCGTGTCCTTCAAGCGGAACTTCTCCGAGCGAATCTTGGAGAACGCAGTTATCACCTTCGAGCCAGCGATTACAATCTTGCGCTTGTTGCCGATGCCTGTGCCAACAAACAAATCCTTGGCGATGTCCACCAACTCATTGTCCCAAATCACGACCTCGCCATCCTTGAAGCCTACCTCCTTATCCTTGTCGGTAGCCTTGTGTCCGATTTCGATGTCCTTTCCAGCCATCCACCAAACACCCTTGGTGAACCACTGAGTCGCATTGTTCTTGGTTGTATGCTTGATGCAAGCCATGTCACCAAACATCAGAGAACCCTCCATGGCAAGGCGCATATCATAGATGCTGTCCTCCTCCATATCCGAGAAGTCCCAGTTCACCTCCTTGGCTGCAATCTTGTCGAAGGTACTCTGCTCCACCTGAATCATGAAGTTCTGGCAGTACTGCTCATCGGTCGTTGGCAGGTTGTAGAATCGTCCTGTCTGTACGTCCAGCTCACCGCAGCTCTTAGCCATACGGATAAGCACCTGTCCCTTTGTCAACGCAGGCACACCGATTGGCTGACCTTGGTAGTCATTGCCATTCGTTGCAAATACGATTGGCTGACCGTTGGAATCCTTGCCACACACGCAAAGCTCCAAGTCTGGTGTAGGCACACCCTTCTTCGCCAAGTCCGCATAAGCCTGTCCCTTGTAGTTGGTGATAGCCTTCACATCCACTACTCGGATGGTATCGTCCAGCGTAAACATATCTGGGTCATCCACCTCCAGCACGATGGAGCTACCAGTGCTAGCGGAAGTCGCAGCCTTCACGGTAGTCTTGATAGGGCGAGTGCCGATGGAGTAATACTTCACGATGAATGAATCCGCACTCTTGGTAGTAGCATAACGTGAAATCTGGTCAAGAGGTGTAGCGGCAGGGCGAATCTTGATAATCTTGTCGTTTACGTCCTTAGCGTAAAACTCCTCGTTACCTTCCTTCTTGGTGGTCTCTCGTCCCTTGGTCTCGGTAGATATACCATCATTCTGCTTGTTTGCTCCACCATTTCCAGCCTCGCCAGCCGAACTTGCACCGCCAGCCTCGGCAGCATGACCGCTTTCGGTCGTACCACCGTCAGGCAACTGTGATGCCTCAGCCATCAATACCGAGCCATTCACTCCAAAAATAGCAGCCAACACCATGATGAACACGGACATCAGCCAACTGAAAGTCTTTTTTGTTGTCTTCATTGTTATCCTATTTATGTTATACTTAAATAATTAATCTTTTCACCTTATTATATATAGAGCATTTTAATTCTTCACTCTTCGTTCTTCACTCTTCACTTAACTTCTGTGTGTTCTCTTTTCGCCTCCTCGCTCCCAGATATTACCACTTCGGGCTGCTCTTCCCAAAGCCCCGAAGTCTGGTTGCTTGTCACCCTTTGGTGCCTCAGCGTTGGCAGAGTCAAGGTCAGCCGTGCCATCGCCCTTTTTCCGAAGCTCTAGGTTCTTCATGTGCTTGCTGTTCTTGCCTCTCACCTCGCCCTCATGGGCTGCGTCGGCAACGTCCTTGTCATGGTTCTTAGCCATATTAAACAAGTCCAAGGTCTCCTTGGTAAACTTGCCTCTAATCACGTCATTGGCAACAATCATCAGTTTGCCTACAAGTTCATCCGTGGTCTCCTCGCCAAACTCCTCGTCCATCTGGGCGAACACCTTCATGCTTTCCGCCATGTTCTTGTCATATTCCTCGGTCAGCTTGTTGCCCTCGCTCACACGTTTCAGATACTCCTCCTGTGCGCCAGCCACCTCCTCGGCACTGTCAGGGTCAGATAGGAAGTCCACCATATCGTCACCGAAGTTTCTCACCAGTTCCACGAAAGGATTCTTCCCGCCCCTCATGCTCTGCAAGAACACAGCCGACCTCGGGTCAGCACTCATCATGTCGCTCATCGCCTTCTCGTTAGCCTTGTAGCCCTCTAGTGCCTTCTGGTCTTCATCGTAATCATCGTTGATAGCACCATAGATAGCCTCATCGTCAGCATAGTCCGTGTCAGGATGGCGACTCTTTAATCGCTCAAGTGCCAAGTCCCTCTTGGTCTTGGTAGCTTGCTGTGTCGCAGCACCAGCATTCTGTTCATTATTAGTATTTCCAGCCATATATATATGTATAAATTTTAAAACTTCGCCCCAAAAGTAGCACTTTTCCGAATTATTTCTACTTTATCCGTTAATTTATATTATTCACATACGACTTATTAGATATTTTTTTGTATCTTTGCATAGTCAGATATGAAACACAAGGATTCTCATTGCGATTTCATCGCAGAGCGGAATGCTGACATATTGAGAGCTTACAAAGAAATCATATCAGTAAGAGACAATATCAGTTTGACAGAGGTAGCGCAGCAGATTGCCGTATCTCCGTCCAAGCGTTTTTGGGTCTCAGAGGAACGTGCCTACAATGCTGTCTGTTGGCTGGATAGAGGTGACAAACTCGATTATATGATTCCTACACGTAAGCAGATGTTCTTGGAGATTTACCGTAGATACAAGTTTTATAGCAACAATCATCCTTCTCTCGCCAAGAAGGACATTGTTTTTCGTATCTGCAACGAGGAGGCTCCAAGTTTTTATCTTACCCCAAAGTCCGTACTTGTCATACTCCATAAGGCGAGAAAGGAGGAGAAATGCAAATTTTACGAGCAACGAAAGAGCAGATTGCGCTTTATGCTGGGTACATTATAATCTTGTGTATCTCTCTCCTTGGCTATGATGGCATGGGCTTGTACGATGGCTGCACATTCTTGCAACGTATCAGTTATCCACTTTACCATCAGAACATCTTTCATGCCCTCATCAATCTCTGGGTGTTCCATCAGTGCCTTCGCTCCATCCCTTGTGGTGGAAATTTGGCAGTGTTCTATCTCATAGCCGTCAGCTATCCGTTTGCCACCGCCACACCCATCATCGGTCTCAGCGGCTTGGTATATGCCTACATGGGCTATATAGCACCATACGTAGAGCGGAAGGTAAGGTACAACCTCACCATCCTCTTCTACATATCCATCGGTTTCGTATTTCCTAGCATGGCTATTGGAGTCCACATCTATTGCTATGTCCTTGGTTTGTTGTGGGGATATTTAAATGCACCGCTATGCCAAGACAAGTAAAGACCACCATCCAGCCCAGCGCAACCGACAAGCACACGCTTGCCATCCTTCAAGAGAACGAGAAGCGCATCAAGGATTTCTCCACCCACTTCAATCCTATTACAGGTATAGGTTGTGGAGATAAGCGATTCCATCTCCATCTAGACGATTTCCCGATTCCCGACCAAGACCTACCAGTTGAGATGAAGAAGATTCCATTGGTCAAGCAGTTGATGGAGGCAGGTAGCCTAGAGAAGTACTTGGAGGAGTTATACGATGAGTGCGACCAAGAGAACGAGGCGCAAGGTCTTCCACCGATGCAGCGAGATTACGACTTCGACAAAGAGCAACTGGTGGAGCAGTTCACTCGCCTTCGCATGAAGCACGACCCCTTCTTTTTCTTCGGTGTGTTCATCTACATCAAGCCAAAGGGAGGTGGTCTTCCCTTCCGTTTCGTCCTTCGCCGCCCTCAGCGCAGACTGCTCCGATGGCTGGAGGAGCGCAGAAAGAAGAATCGCCCCATCCGCTTGATATTACTGAAAGCCCGACAATGGGGAGGCTCAACGATCATTCAGATGTATATGCTCTGGCTGCAACTCATGTGGCAGAAGGGTCTCAACTCGCTCATCGTGGCTCAGGTCAAGGACACAGCCGAGACCATCCGAGGTATGTTCGACGAGGCATTGAAGGAGTTCCCTACCAAGTTCCTTCACGAAATGGGCGAGGCATATTCCGAGAACGAGCCTAAGTTTGTGGGGTTCGGCACATCTGGCAATGTCAAGAAAGTGCCTCAGCGATTCTGCAAGATTAAGGTAGGCTCTATGCAGAAACCTACCTCCGCCAATGGTGAGGACTATAACTTAGTTCACTGCTCAGAGGTTGGTTTGTGGGAGAAGACAGAAGGTAAGTCACCAGAAGATGTGGTTCAGAATGCAACCAATGGTATCTTGTATCGCCCATATACGATGATAGTCTATGAGTCCACCGCCAACGGTACTGGAAATTTCTTCCATCGTGAGTGGGTATCGGCAAAGAAAGGTCAGTCTCAGTTTGAGCCGTTCTTTGTTCCTTGGTTCGAGATATACGATATGTACCATCTTGATTTCGACACCAAGAAGCAGCGACAAGAGTTCGCCACTTGGCTCTACGAGCACCGAGAGGACAACAATGTGATGTCCGACCGTGAGGAGCCAGGCACATACCTTTGGAAGCTTTGGCAGATGGGAGCACCCTTGGAAGCTATCCACTGGTATATCACCGAGCGAAAGAAGTTCACCGACCATGGCGATATGGCGAGCGGCTATCCTTCCGATGATGTGGAGGCCTTCAAGCACTCAGGAGCAAAGGTCTTTGCCGAAGACAAGGTGGAGAAGTTCCGCAAGCAATGCCGAGCACCAAAGGTCATTGGCGATGTATATGGCGATGGCTGCAAAGGAAGGAAGTGCCTACAGCATGTCCGATTCACCGAGGACAAGCAAGGTCAGCTCTGGATATGGAATCATCCTGAGCACTTCGATGATTGCAAGGTCACCAACCGCTACCTAGTTGTAGTCGATATTGGTGGACGAGGAGCGAAAGCCGACTGGTCTGTTATCTGTGTCTTCGACCGCTATTGGATGATGGAAGGTGGTAAGCCATACGTGGTAGCCCAGTGGTACGGACACATCGACATGGACTTGTTGGCATGGAAGGCAGCACAGATAGCCAAGTACTACGACAATGCCCTTCTGGTCATAGAGTCCAACACCTTGGAGACCAAGGATAAGGAGCACATCTTGGAAGGTGGAGACCAGTCCGAGTTTATCCTAAATCAGATTAAGGACTGCTACGACAACCTCTATGCCCGAAAGCAGAGCGAGGCAGACATCAAGGAGGGTGTGCCACGCAAATATGGCTTCCATACCAATGTAGCCACCAAGCCGATGATTATCTCCACTTTGGTTCAAGTGGTCAGAGAGCATCTATATGTAGAGCGAGACGAGCGATGCTTGGACGAGTTTATCACCTACGAGCGCAAGAAGAATGGCGCATACGGTGCGATTGATGGCAAGCACGATGATTTGCTCATGACCCGAGCCATCGGACTCCACATCTGTTTCAACGAGATGGAAATGCCAAAGATGATAAACGTCAAGGCAAGAGTAATGAGAAAAAGAGTATCTGTTTCGGCAGCTACCATCACATAAGTATAATTCTAAATATTACGACTATGATTTTCAAGAAAGTCAAGAAGATGATTTATCGCATCAAGTGTGAGCTGATGTACCGCAAGGCTACGGCAGCAGCTAACAAGATGGCATCCCGTACAGGAGACATCTATTATGTTCTTCCTACGGAGAAGGGCAAGTTGATGGTTATCAACCGCAAGGAGTACATGTCATACCGCAAGGTAGGTCTCACCCCAAAGGACGGCAAGCCGAGAGACCTTTTCCACGATTGTCTCTACCACACCAACTGCCACTCCAAGAATGGCAAGCAGCACCGCAAGCGCAAGTTCCTCAGATGGAAAGGATTGATTTAACCACCACATCATTAACGGATAAAGTTAGGTAATGTCAAATATTGCCTATCTTTGCCACATTATTAATAATGTATATTTACTAGTATGATTTACAAGATAGTACAAGGCAACAGTTTCCGACTTCACATCTTGGTGCGCAAGATGGACTTGTCAAAGGAGTTCAACCGCTTGGTTGATTTCGACCTCAAGCAAGCCACCGACATCAAGGTGGAACTTCTGTGCGGCTTTGGCGAATCCATCATCGTGCCCACCTCCATCAGTGGCATCGAACACAACGTGTTGGTATGCACCATCCCTTCCAACTTGGAACTGGGCAACTACGATGTAAAGGTATCTTGGCGATACAACGACTACGATATGGTCAGCAAGGAGCGCAACATCATGCAGATTGTTGAGAGCAACCCGAAGACCAAGATTCCTATCGGTGTGGTTCAAGGTGGTACGGTCGGAATGTTCGACCTCCGATACTACATGGTCACCGAGAATCAGTCCGTCTGCCCATTCGCCTACTCGCTTGATGATGTCACCCTGTCCTCCACCCCATCCACCCTTCGATTGGGTGAGAAGTACGAGGCCTCCCTTACCCCATCCGAAGGCTTCAACCTCGGTTTGGTCAAGGTTATCATGGATGGCAACGACATCACCAGAGAGGTCTATAAGGATGGCAAGATAGTCATTCCTGCCGTGTCTGGTTACGTCAGCATCATGGCGAATGGCGATGACAACCTCTATTATATGGGAGCAACAGCAGCCAAGGACATGACCCAGCTCAACATGGAAGACCTACAGCAAGTGGAAGGCGACCTAGTGGATAAGTCCGTCACCGTCACCACCACTTCCGAAAAGCCATACGTCTGGTTGGTCAGCCGAGTTCCCCTCGTCTTCACCCAGTCTGGTCTCCAAGTAGCATTCAATACCACCAAGGTAGGCGACCTCTATTTCTATTGGTCAGACCAGTTGAAGCCTGGAGAGAACGTATATAACGCTAAATTAAAACAATAATATGGCAGAAAAAGTAAGATACAACAATATTCTAGAGAGCGGACGAGCCGACGAAACCTTGACATACACCAAATATGTCAAGGACGAGAGTTCGGGCAAGTCCACTCAGGAGATGCTGGATGAGAAGGTAAACAAGACCGACAAGATTGAAACTACTCAGATTGCCGACAAAGCCGTTACCACCGAGAAGTTGAACGATTCCGCTGTCACAGAAGGCAAACTAGCAGATGGCTCAGTCACCACCCCAAAGGTAGCTGACGAGAACATCACGACCCAAAAGTTAGCCCCATCCTCCGTAACAACCGAAAAAATCAACGACAAGGCAGTAACCACCGAGAAACTTGCTGACCAATCGGTGGATAACTCCAAGCTGTCTCCTTCCTCCGTCACCTACGACAAGTTAAAGGACAAATCAGTTATCACCGAGAAGCTGAACGACCGAGCCGTAACTACAGAGAAGGTGGAGGAGAAAGCCATC